GACAGCGGATCATTCAGAATGCCGAGCGACCGGCCCGCCTCGGCTATCGCGCCCAGCCGTTGCGGCTGCACGCCGCCTAAGAGGGCAAACGCGGTGAGAAACGCTTGCTCTTGCTGGGAGCCGCTGGCCGGTTCCTGCCCACTCTGGACATACGCCCGCGCCACGTCGGCCACATCGCCCGCCATACGCCCAAGGTACTGCACCAGCGTCGAGGCCATCTCATCATTGAGGGCCGTCCCTGGCAGCAAGTCTCGTACATCGTCCAGGGTAAACATGCCCTGTTCAATCTGCTCAGCGGCTGCGGCATGCACCTGAGCCCGTGGACGGGTACCTCGCCGTTGTTCCGTGATGTTCTCCTGCAACGTCTCGGCCACGTTGACGACATCCTGATAGATGCCGGCGAGGATAGGGTCTTGCACGAGCGGAATGTGCCCCGTCGATTGATCGCTGTAGACCAGATGCCCCTGGTTGATGCTGCGATCGAGTTCGGCAAGTAACGCCGTTTTGTCCGGTGACGTGGTAAAGCCCAACTCACTGGCCTTCTGCGCCATCGCTTGCAGGCTCAGGCCGTTATCGTTTTGGAGCCCGCCCAGCCCAGTTTCTTTCCGACTGATGAGCGCCCGCAGTTCGCCCTGGAGTTCTTCGCCTGCGAGCCGGATGCCGCCCTGTTGCCGGATGAAGTCTTGCAGCTCTAATTCCGTTGAGGGCATCTCCCGCAAGAGCAACCGCCAGCGCCCGTGCTCATCCCGGAAATTGCCGGGCTCTAAGCCCGTCGCTCCCGCCTGGAGCGTGGGCGCCGCGCGTTTCGGCGGCGGCGAGGGCTGACGCGGGAACGGGTTACGGTTGAAGGACAGGCCCCCACGCTGACCCCCAAGCACGGAGTACCCCACAGCCCCGGTCTCCACCGGCGCGGTGTCGGCTTCACTCGTAGGCCGATCCGCATAGGCCAGCACGGATTGAAACCACGGATGCGCTTCGAGTTCAAAAGCAGGTATGACCTGTTCCGGCGAGAAGGCGATGTAGACCTGATGGGGCTCTGTGCCCGTGATGCCGCCACCCGTATGAGCGATACCGTCGAAGCCTGCCTGTTGTAACACGGCATTGACTGTTGCCTTATCATTGTCCAAGCCCATCACCAGATCGTTGTAGATAGTCGTGGGACTAGTGGAAGAGAGATCCCGCGTCATGCCGTGCGCCTGCGCTGCCGCTTGAATCGCCTCAATTTCAGCATTCGTCAGGTCGCCACTATCCAGGTCGAACGGATGCTTGATGTCGAGATAGGCAGGGCGCACATTAGCCTCTCGTATCTCTGGCGCCGTCGTATGGACCCGTGGCCGCTCACCCCGTAGCGGCTGCCCTTGCACATCCACCCCCTGGACCACGACTGACCAATCAACCCCATTCAGATTTGGACGGAATTCGAGCACCAGATCGCGCCCGCCCATGCTATTGTCTACGACTGTTCCCGGCTGAAACACCTTCTGGGCATCTTCGAGACGATACGCAGACCGAGAGGGCTTGGCATAGCCACTGGCAACGCTCGGCGCATCGGTAAAATACAGTCCCGGTCCATACAATCCTTCGGTATCGGCCCGCGTCAGGTCAAACTGGTCAAACGCCGTCGCCGTGCCATGATACATGCGGATCAACCGCCCCTCGTCATCCCGCACCTGGCTATCGTCCATCCCGGCAATCCGCTCCCGGATGCCCTGGAGCTTTGCCTGCTCTGTCTCCTGTCTCGGTTGTGGCGGCGCAGGTTGTGTCGCTGGGACCACCTGAGCCCCTGCCTCTTGACTGGCACGGACAGCGCCAGTGGCTTGCGCCAGCGTGTCTAACCCCTGCCGAATCTGCTGTTCCGTTGCCACCGGCAAGACCTGTTGCCCCGCCCCATTCACGACGACATGGGCGGCTGGACCAAGGATCGCCCCGATGGCTCCGGCTTCTGCCGCATCCTGAATCGCAAACGGCTGCGCCACCCGATCCCCCTGCTGCTGCCAGCCTTGCTGTCGCAGCTCGTCGGCGAGCGGATGACTGGCCGGAACCCAGAACTCCCGCCGTTGGACATCGTACTGCACGACTTCTTGGAAGCCTTCCATCGTGGCCGCCGTCGAGAGCTTGAGCAGCGTCGGCCCCTGTCCCCCGAACACGCCGAGCTTATTGGTGAGGGCCAGCACGCCCACATTGCGCCAGAACACGGTATTCGCCCGCTGGGCTGCGACTTTCTCGCCCAGCAGCGGCGTCAGACGGTCCATCGTCTCTTGGGCTTCCATGCCCGCTTCTTGCACCGCCGCCGTGGTCGCACCCAGCGCCCGCCCAATCGCCGGGGCAAACTGGCCAATCGCTTCTGCCGCTGTGCCGACGAGCGCGCCTGACCCAAAAAACACGACTTGCTGGCCAAGCGTCTGGGCAAAGCGATCCACAATGTTTTCTTCCGTGCCGGTGGGATCAAACGTCGTCGCCATGTCCCGGAAGCTGTTGCGGAGGGCTGACGCTTGCGGAAAGAGCTGTTCCGCCTCCCGCTCAGGAATCCCGAGCAACCGCCCCGCCGTGATGGGCAAGTTAGCAACCACGGCCAGTGTGCCGAACGTCCCTTGCATCACCCTGGGTGCTACACGCTGCCATGTGGGCTCCTCTAAGCCTGATTCGAGATAGCCACCGGGGAGGTCAGGGCGAAAGCGCCGAGGCTCGGGAAACGTCGTTGGCCCCAACCCTTCTCCGGCGCCCAGACTGGTATAGGCCCGCTGCTTTTCGGCATCTATCGCCTCCGGCGTCAGCGTAGGCAAGGCGGTGTCAAGCATCGTCACAGGTGGCGCAGGAGGCATCGGCGGTGGCGCCGCCATGGCCGTTTGTACATCCTGCGTCAGGCGTTGCGTCTCAGCCGGGCTGGTCGTTGGCCCGGCCCCTTGCCCTCGGCTGGTGTACCGTTGGGGCTCTGCGCCGCCAAAGACCTTCCGCACATAGTTAATGGTCTCGTCATAGGGGGGAATGCCCTTATGCTGTCGCACCGCCCCTTCGCCCGCGTTATACGCCGCAACCACCAGCGTCGGATCGCCAAATTCGTTCGTGAGATCCCGCAAGTAGCGCAGCATCCCCGGAATGGCTTGCGCCGGGTCAAACGGGTCACTCACGCCGTAGCGCTTCGCCGTCGCGGGCATAAACTGCGCGATGCCCTGCGCCCCGGCTGGACTGACTGCGTTAGGACTCCAATTCGATTCTGTCTGAATCATCGCCTTCACCAACGTCGGATCTTGCCCATACTGCGGGGCCAACTCATCGACCATCGCCTCATAGGACTGGCGCGGCGTCATCGCCGCCACGGGCGGGCGGAGGTTGGCTTGCAACCAGGTATCAAGCTCCCGCTTCAGGCGCGTCGGCCCTTGTTCCAGATACAGACTGTTCAGGTCATCGGCCACTTAGCGGCTCCTCGGCTCGGTCGTGCTCGGCGGGGTCGTGCCTGGCAACTGATAGGAGCGCGGTTGCGGCGTGGTCCCACTGCCCCGCTGCCCGCCGGCCCGCTCTTGCCGGGCGGTTTCATAATCCTTCCAGGCGTGCCAGTTCTGGAGAATCTGGGCTATCGTGCCATCCGCCCAGCCTTGCGCCCGGTATTTTTGCAGCACCGTCGCCAACTCATGCGGGGTCTTCGCCGCTTGCGCCTCGGGAGGCAAATACTCTTCCGCCGGATCATCTTTGTCGGGTTTCATAAACTGAATGCGCACATTCCAGGCCATATCGACCGCCCGCTTATCCGCTTCTCGAATGTCCTGCTCGGCCAGTGTAGCAATCTGCTGTTCGTAGGCATCCATCGCTTGCAGCAGTTTCTGCTGTTGTTTCGGCTTCATGATGCCCGCCAGCGAGCCGCCATACGGGACCACCGCCCCGCGCAAGATGACATCCTTCCCCGCTTGCACGGCAGGCCGCGCCCGCCAGTACGCTTGCCGCTCCCGCTGTTCCAACTTGTCGGAAAGCTTTCCAAACGTCTCCGGCGTGAGTTGACTGACGCCCGCCTTGGTCAGCGCCTCACGCGCCTGGGCAAACTCTTGCGGCGCCTCGGCCCGATAGACCGCCATCGCAATCGTGCGCTCCACGGTGGGGTCATCCCGCTGGACAGGCGGTTTCGCCGCTGCCGTCGCATGCGTCTGGGCGGTAGACATGATATGCGCTCCAGTCGTTGGATCGAGTGCCCCCGTCTCAATGGCTTTCGCCGCATCCTCGATAATGCGCTGGAATGTGGGCACATTGTCAGGAATGGGTGCCGTCTTATAGAGGCGCGTCAGCAATTCACCACTGTTCTGCGTTTGTTGCTTCTGCCGCTGGTAATCGGCATAGCGTTCCTGATGTTCCTTTTCCGCAAACTGCGCCCGCGCCACTTCCCGCGCTTGCTGCGACTGTTTCGCCAGCGCCTCCGGCCGCGCCAGGGGCAAGTTGGGGTCCGTCCCCGTGGCCGGATCATCGCCCCGCAACACGTTCCCAGATTGGGTCTCCAGTTGGACCTTCATGCGCTGGGCATCCGCCTGAATCGCCACCTGCACCCGCTCATCCTGTACGGCGTCCGTCGTCTTTTTCAGGAGGGTCGCCCCCTCGGCGCCACCCATAAGCCCCGTGTCTACAAAGCGCGTCACGGTCGCTTCGAGATGCCCCTGCGCAACCAACACTTCATACGGCGTGGTGGCCTTGGCCAGCGCTTCCTGCGCCTGTTGGACTTCTCGTCCCAGCAGAAACGCCGTGTTCCCCTCGGTGCGCTTCGTGCGCTCAGCAATGGCCTGCTGTTGAAACACCGCCAGGAGCTGCGTCGCATCCGCCTCAAACAGCGCTTTGGCATAGGGCGTTTTGAGCTGAGCCGCGTGCGCCTGGATCATCTTGCGCCCTTCTTCTTGGACCCGTTCTGGCAAGGTCTGCCAGTCCTGTTGCTTCCATTCCTCATAGGCGGGCTGGATCGTCAGCCGAAACTCTTGCTTCTGTTGGGTGGCGTTTTGCGTATCAAACGCCCGTTGCCGATGCGCCTGGAGCTCTTCCGTCCGTACTGCGAGCCCTCCGGCTTGCTCGATAGCTTCCGGCAACGCGCCAAGCGACCGCTCTAAAGCGGTTGCGCCGCTATCCTGCACGCCTGGCGCCGTGACGGCTGGCACCCCCACCACGCCGCCACGCGCACCTTGCCCCCCGCTGGAGGGCAAGGCTTCTCGTGCATAGAAGGCCGGAATCTGTGGCGTAGCCTACTCCTTGAGCAAGGTCGGCTGTGTGCGCCGCTCTTCCAGATTCTGGTACACCGCTGCGCCTTTGGTCAGCGAGGCAGAGGCTTTGAGTAAACCGGCCATGGTGCCCGACGTATCCGCCTCGCCCCGCAGCAAGCCCCCTTGCGCTCGTCCCACGCGCAACCGCTCGCCCGCCCCATACCGCGCCAACTGCGCTGCGTACGCATCCTGGGTGATTTGTTCCTCGGTCGCAGCCCGTTGTTGCCGGAGTTGCAGTTGCGTCTGATAGCGCGTCGCCAGGAGGTCCAACTGTTGTTGCCGGGCGGTTTCTTCATACACCGCCAGGGGCGATCCCGACATCATCAGCCCGCTACTCGCCACAATCGCCCGCGTCTGGCCGAGAATCCGGGCATTTTGTTCGCGCTGGCGCTCTTCCCGGTAGGCGTGCGCTTGGGTGGCAATGACTTCGGCTTCGGCCAGTTCGCGCCGGGCGAGCGCGGCCCGGCGCTGGTATTGCTGCGCTTCGATCTCAGCCGCATTCGCCTGGGCTTCCGCATTCGCCGCCGTAATGTCCGCGTTATACTCCGCGATCCGCTTCGCCCGTTTCGCCGCCAGGAGCCCTTGCGCTAAGTTGGCTAACGCTTCCGCCCCGTACCCGTAAGCACTCATGCCCGCGCCGGTGCTGAACGAGCCCCAGGCGGAGGACGCGGCACCAGCGCCCCACGACGACAGCGCTGCCCAGTTGAAGCCACCGCTGGGCGTCGTGGCAGGCAGGGTGTTGCTACCCGTGCCAGGGTCGATAAAGGATTCTTCGCCCATTACTGATGCACCTCAGTGTCAATCGTGCCCATAATAGCAATAATAGTAACTGGGAGCGGCTGGTCTGCCTCAAACCCGATAAATCCATACCTATCGAAACCAAGCGCCATTACTTCGCGATCCCCGGTAAATGGGGCTGGCCCCTGGTTCATCGGCATCGTTGGCAGCCTGAACGGCATCCGTTCGCCTTGCAGGACCAGGCACGCCGTCTGCTGCACCCGCGCCCGCAGGCTCGCCCAGCGCTTCCTGAGCCCCTGCCCCGTCTGCCCGCGCACGGTGACATCTACCGGCATCGTCCGCCCGCGCGGGGTATAGGCGAGTCCGACAAACGCCGTCTGGACCGCCCGTGACAGCACCACTTGCCCCCCCGTCACCGTTTGCACCGGGAGCACCGCCCCATCGCCGACAATCTGCACCTCGGCACCGTCGAGATGCTCGAGCCCCGTGAGTGTCGCCGTGTTCACATCCGTATAGACCTTGGCGCAATCGACCGTCAGCCCCTCCCAGCCGGTGATGGTTTCCGTCTCTTGCGTGAGCTCGTTCCCCATCTCCACCGGCGTCGGCAGGACCATGCGGGCTTCGGGGTCCAGATATTCGATACACCGCGTCTCACGCCCGCCCAGCGTGCGCTGGCAGACCATCCACACCTGATGCGCGTTCGCCGTGGGATGGGGAATCGCGGCCACACTCTCGACCGCGCCCGCCGTGACAAACCGCCACGGCGCGACCACCTGTTCGCCTTGATCGTAGGTGATCCCAAGCATTTGCCCATCCGAGCGCACCCCCCACACCACCGGCACCGGCTCAGGCTCATAGGCCAGCTCGAGGAGACGATAGCGCTTGAGGAGATGATCGCTGGTAATGAGCAAATCGCGGGCAATATAGGTCGTTTGGGTCCGCTCATCATAGGACATCTCGCGCAGTTTGGACCCTTGCCGCTGCGCAAAGAGCAAGGACGCGCCGACCTTGAGCGGTTGCACCGTATCACTGCCAAACGTGCTCTGAATCCGGTTCCGTGGTGGGGTCGCAGGCGAGAGCGGATCATCCCCCGAGCCGATCAAGCGATACTCGCCATGCGTGGTGCCCACCAGCATGTTTTCGGCGGGCATCAGCCAGCGAATCCGGTTCAGCGTAATATTCCCCCCACTGTCCACCAGGGCCATTTCGAGCGCGTCATCCGCGTTCGGCCCGGTGGCAAAGTTAAACAGGTCATCAATGACGCTGCCCCAGATGGTCTGGGGAAAGTGCGCCGTGCCCGCAAAGTCGAGGCGCCCTTCATAGAGCACCACCGCTGAGGGCCAGCCGAGCGCATCGGACCAGGCGTCGCGCTCCAGGGACCACGCGCCCGCTGCGGCGACGTCATCACTCGACAGCTCTTTGACAATCTGCCCGGTCATGTGCGTAGCATTCACATAGCCCGTCAGCCGTACCAACCCCCCATGGACCCGAATATACTGTCCCACTTCGGTGGCGCGAAAGCCTTGGACGCTATACACCCGGCAGGTAATCGCGCCGACCCGCCCCACCGCATCTTGATTGTTCCGAAATTGGAGATACGAGGTTGGGCCGGTCGCCGTAAAGCTGAACGACTGATCGCCAATGGCATAGCTGGCTTCCGCCTTCACGTCCGAGCCTTCCGCCGTGCTGCCCACTTGCGCCGACACTTGCGCCTCACTCACGCGAAACGCCACCCGGTAGGTCAACCCGACCGTCGTGGCCACCCCCTGGCTTATCCACCCGACGCCCGCCGTGCCGCCTGTCAGAAGGGCCATGCCCCCCGCGACGGAGGCGCCGCCCGTGCCCGCGATGGTGTACGCATCGCCGCTATCAAAGTCGTTTTCCGCCCCTCCCACCATGCCCGGCGCCCCAATCACCAGAAAGCGCGTACTCACGGTCGCAATGACGCCAGTGGAGCCATCCGTATCGTTATAGACGGTCTGGGTCGGACGCACCCCCGCGTTGACGAAATCCTGCGAGGCATCTTGCAGGTCTGGGTTATTCCCCCCCCCGTCGTGATTCCCGGTGAGAAAGTTCCCCCGCGAGGCATTCACCCACCCCGTCAAATCCCCACTGCCAAAATCCCCGTTGCTCAGCAAATTGGTCGCCGCATCTTGCTGTTGCAGCAGCGTCACGGCAATGGTCCCGCCCACTGGCCCCGTCTTGTTCACCTGCAGTTGCGCTACCGGCGAGCGTTCCAGCTTCCACTCCCCCGCTGCCAGGGTTGTCGCGCTGAACGGATCAATAATATCGATGGTCGCGTTGGTGGGACTGGTCGCGGTGCGAATAATGCCCCGGCCAATCCCACTCGACAGCACCCGGTCAATATCGGCAATGAGCCAGAAGGCGCCGCTCGAGGTCACCGCCACGCCGTTGCCCGTGGTGGCGCCTAGCGTCAGCGTAAATGGTCCTTCAATCCCCGCCTCATACGTCGGCATGGGGTACAACGGCACAGGACGAAAATCCCATGCAGTGTCCGAGAGCCGCGACAGCCGTTGCGGGGCATAGGACGGATGCACCAGAATCATCACATCATTGCTTTGCGCGGTGCGCAGGAGCCGCAAATCGCTTTCCTGGTACGGCGTCGCCACCTCCACCGGCACACTGGCCACGTCGATCCGTGCCCCGTTCTTGTAGAACCGCATATATTCGTGGCCGACTTCGAGGATATAGGCGTCACTCGTGGACGGCTCAAACGGTTTCACCAGCGTCAGGCGTGTGGGGTATTTCACCGTGGCCACATAGCGCGTGCCAGGGCGCCGCGTCAGCCCCCCTTGCAGCAACACCTTAAAGTTCTCGACGAGAATGGCGCCATTTTTGTACCGGTCTATTTCGCCCCTAGCAGACATAAGGGGACTTAATTCACCAGAACTAAAAGAACTCTTCAGCGTATCGACCAACGCCACCGCTTAGCCCCCTAAGAGCGTTTTGGTGCCTGGCGCCGCGCCGCTCCCCGTCCCGCCGAGCGGATTGGTGAGGATGGTCTGAGAAATACCAAAGCGTGTCGCCCGCTTGCGCCGCTCACGCGCCACCGCTTCCCCTGCCTCGGTCTCGCTCGGCGGCGGGGGCAGGGCTGCCGGTGGCGGCAGCGCGGGTGGGGCTGGCGGCTTCACCGGCTTGGGGACCGGTGGCAGGTCCGGCCCGCCCCTCGACAAAGCCAATCCTGTGGATGCCAGGCTCGCCGCCAGCCCCACCCCGGCAATAATCGCTCCTGTCAGACCCATAGGTTCCCACTAGTGTAAAAGCGTTTTGGGTTTCCGCTTGGTGGTGTGCATGAAGTCCGCCAAGCTCTCCTCGCTCATCTTGGCCATGCTTTGCGCCGCGTCCCGTAAGCCTTTGGGTAACGTCTTGGGATCAATCGAGCCATGCTTCAGACCCATCGCAACTCGCGCTGTCCTGGCCTGGCTCTCGCTGGTGGCTGGCACTACGCACCCCCAATCCATTTCGTAAAGAGCGTTTCGGTCTCGACCCACCCGAGCCGCTTGAACAGCCGACTCATGTCCTTATAGACTTTGGTTCCGGCAAAGACTTTTTGCACGCCCCGCGCTTGCAAAGCCCGTTCCGCCGTGCGAAACAGCCGCGACGCGGTAAACCCCGTGCGATACACAGGCTTGAGATAATACACATCGACATAGGCGCAGAGCGTGGCCCGGTAGTGCAGGTGTGGGCGAATGAAACTGACAAAGTACCCGGCAAAGTCGTCATCCACCCGACAGGTCACGACCGACAACCCGCCGAGCGTGTCCAGGGCATCATACGCCGCATAATCCACCTCCAGCGGCATCTTGTCCTGATCCTGGGCGATCTCCTGCCAGTGCGCCTTGAAGCACGCTTCCAGCTCCGGGCGCACCACCGCCCAGGGTTCTTCCTGACACACAATCACCGGCCCATCAGGGAGCATCGACCGCCTCCTTGTCGTCCTCCTGCTCCTCGTCATCAGGCACATCCTCAGATGGTGGCATATCCTCTGGCCCCTGCGCTGGTGTGTCTGGGTTACTCGGTGTGTCTGGGATGGTTTCTTCGGACATACGCCCCTCCTGATTTATGATGGTGGACTGACAACCTCCCCCTCTGGATCAGTCAACGCTAACGCTTTCATGCTCCACATGGCCGCTTCTTCCAGGGCCGTGAACGCTAGGGACTTCTCGCGGCATTCTGGGATCGCCCCATCCAGCAATGTGACCAGGGCCATATAGGACGCACGGACCCGGCCCATGACGGCCTGGACCTCTGGCGAAGGCCGATGATAGGTATGCGCAGCAATGCGCCGTTCCAGATGTTCACTCATGCTTCCCCCTAGCCATCAACAACGATTGATCCCTGCGACCACCCGCGCCCGCTGGCGTGCCGGGCCCGCGTCAGTGACGTATTGGCCCGCAGCCGAAACGGTGAGCCTTCCCGACCATCGGAGCCCCGCGCTTCCGGGAGCAACAACAAGGCTTCTTTCATCTTCTGCTCGGTCAGCGACGACTGCCCCGTCAGCGGTTTCGCCAGCTTGGACGCCAGCACTTTCACCAGCACTTGCACGGCCAGCGGGGACCACGAGCCGATGTCCGTGATCCGCGCCGTATACTCGATACTCACCTGGGGCTGACTACTCAGGAGCACCCGATGGCCGTGCTGATCTTTGGCGATCTCAAACCGTGCCCCCGGCCCCTCATCCGTGCCCCGCACCTTCAGGCAATACGGCTCGGCTGGGAGCAGATACGCATAGCGCCACTTGTAGGCATACGGCGCGGTGCGATCTTCCGGCGCATGCACCAGCCGGGCGAACGTGGTGGAGAAGTTGAACGGGTGCATTTCTAACGTACTATCGCGGGCGCCGGGGAAGAACTCCGCACACATCGTTGCCAGTGTGGTGCCATCGGCAAACGATTGGAGCCGTGGAGAACCGAACTCACCCCCACCGCATTCGTAGATGGCTTGGTTGCAAACACTTATAGCGTCTACCATTCCTAATTGCCCCATGCCAGAAAATATGGTATACTTCTTCTGCCGGGTAGGTTGCGCAGCCTCGTAAGTCTTGATGGCCTACTCCATCGAGAGCCCGGCACCCCCGCACTACCGAGTAGGAGGCTTCGATGAAACGTTGTAATATGTGCCTGGCGTACAAACGCCGTCATCCGTTTTATTTTCACCGTTGCACCACAGCCAAGGACGGCTATCAGAACACCTGCAAACCCTGCAAAGCAGCACACCAACGCGAGCACGCCGAGGCGCACCTTGCCTCTAGTCGTGCCTCGTATGCACGCCATCTTGACCAAGAACGTGCCCGTACTCGTGCCTATCACCGCGCCCATCCTGAGAAAGCCTATGCACGGAACCAGCAATATCGGCGCACCCATCGCGCCGTACTGGCCCAACGTCGCCGCACCGCCTATTGGGGCAATCCAGACAAAGAACGCCAAGCCAGGCGCATCGCATACGCCAGCAATCCCGCCAAATCCATTGCCGCCGTTACTGCATGGGTCAAAGCCCATCTGAGCCAAAAATATGCAGCCAACCATGCCCGCCGTGTCCTGACTCGCTATAGTGTCAATGGCGAAAAGGTTGATCTTGATATGCTCTACGCACGCGACAAGGGCATCTGCCAGTTGTGCCAGAAGCCTGTACGCCGCAAAGATGCATCGCGTGATCATGTTATCCCACTGTCAAAAGGCGGCGAGCACAGTTACAAGAATTGCGTGCTCGCCCATCTACGCTGTAATGCCAGCAAAGGCAACCGCCCCATTCCCCAACAACAGCGCCTCTTTGGCTAACTTCAATAGTGGACCTAGGCTGAACCTAGGTCCATACCAGGTTCAAGCTACGCCGTAATGACGCCAAAGCTCCCGCTCAAGACATCCGCAGCGCCGGGAGCCTGACTGCCCACGGTCGCATACAACGTGACCGGGGTCCGATTATTAAAGACTTTTCTGGGCGTCACAGGATTACTGTCGTCTGGGGTGGCGACCGACAATAAACCCCCCACCCAGGCCCCATCTGCCGTCATCGACACCGCACTCAGCAGCCCTGCTGCACTGAGCGCTTGCGTGGTCCCGTCCTCATCGGTATAGGCTTGCCAGCCAATCGAGAGCGTGGCGCCCGAGGTCCAGCCGCTAAACTGAAACCACGAGCGGTACATATCCACCGTGCTATGGGGGGGGAGCTTACACAGGAGAATCGTGTCGCCCGCCGTCCCGGTGGCGACTTGCGTATAGGTAAAGTCGAAACAGCGCAATCGGGTCCCATACGCATAATTGTTGGAACGCGGCGTACTCGTAAAAGCGTTCGCATACTCGGTCGAATAGGTCTCAGCCATTTCAGTCTCCTTGCAGGGCCGCATGTCGCCTCATGGCACATCGCTGCCCCGCGTAGATAGTAGCGCCCACACAGTTCTATAGAGCTGATTGGCAGTGTATCGCGAGCACTCCCTTGTCATGGACTCGAGTACTGCCGAAGTGTTCTTTTACGATTATACCTCTTGCTAAGTGCCGGGTGGGCAGATCGCCGACCCAGATGCGCCGCCCGGCCCACCGCGCCAGGCCCATGGCCTTGTGATGAAACGCCACATTGATAAAGTTGGTGCTACTCAGATTGAGTTGGTTGCTAATCTTCAGGCGAAAGCCCATGTACTGCTCGATGCGCCCATTCACCAGCGGCATACGCCTGATCTGTTCCGAGCCGTTGACAATCATGACGCCCAGATAATCGGCACTGGTGGCTTCTGTCTGTTCCAGCAGGTTCTTATGCCCAGCGGCATTCGTCACCCACGTAAACGGCGCCATGCCCATGGACATCTCATCCGTGCCGACTTCCCGCGCATCAAACACCGCCCGGGCTTTCCGCATCTTATCGATGGTCAGCCCCGAGGCCGCCACGGCAATCTGATTGCCGCCCGAGCCATCCACCTCGGCTTCGGTCGTATTGAACGTGCTGGTCCCGGTGCCCGTCGCCCCGCTCACGGCCGTCGCCGTTACGGCGTCAATGATCACCTTGTCCATTTTGCGGTTCATGGCCATCACGGCGTTCTGGCCATAGCCCATTTCGAGGTCGATGAGCATTTCCATGCTATCTTCCTCGTCCAGCATCTGGGCATCCTCGTAGTCACCTTTGACGGCCCAGCGCCGGTAGGACGGGCTGTCGTGGAAATGTGTCTCGCCATGGCGCTCGCCGGTGATGTCCATGACTTCGGATTCGCCGAGCAATCCGAACGCACTCATGGTCCCGACCTGGCCATCCTTGACGCGAACAGCATTATTCAAGCGGGAAATCTGTTGCTGGAACAGGTGATCGTAGTCACTTTCGAACTGGAGTACAAGAGCCTGGTCTGGTCCGGTATTTGGCATCGCCTTCATCCTCGCTGGACGAAGGGGTACTGCTGTAGCGGAGGGTTATCGTGCGCCCGTCCCTCCTGTGGCCCTCTCGCGCCACGTTCGCCACGTCTTACCGTGGGGTAGCCTGGTCCTTACGGATTGTCAGGCCATAAAAGTCTTACGCCGCCCGCCCCCGCCCTTGCCGTTCGCGGGCGGCCACAATCTGATTGTTCAGCCGTTGCAGCTCCGCCGCCTCATCGGCGGACACGCCCCCAGGGCTGTGCCGCTTGGCCGTCAGTTCTTTCTGGCGGGCTTCCATGGTCTGCATCGTATTCTGGCCTGCCTGGTAGAAGGACGACTCGATAAATTCGCCTTCGCCCAACCGGCGCATCGCTTCCGCAAACGTCGCCACCAGGTACGGCGAGTTGATCAGCCGTGAGCCGTCCTCTAACCTGGACTCCCGAATCTGCTCCCAGGCTTTGCCGCCCGCCTCGCCGGAGAATGCGCCCGCGCCAAAATGCTCGACAAAGCGTTGCGCCAGGGTCATTTCCCGTTCGGTATTGGCCCCAAACTCGGCATACAGCGCATTGCGGCCCTGCTGATAGCTGTCTTGTTCCCGGCCTTGCTGTACGTTCTCGCTATAGCCCACGGCCCGCCAGTAGGACGCCATGACGCCATCAACCTGCTTCTGGGTGAGTCCTTCGGCGTAAAAGTCTTTGGCCAGGCGCCCCTCGATCTCCGCATCCATAGTGCGGCCTTCCGGGCGCGTGAACGTGTACTTGTCGGCACTTTCCGGCCGTCCGAGCTTGTCGTAAATCTTCTGCATCCCCGCCGTATGCGCCTCCGTGCCGGGCTCCTCTCGCGGCAGATACAGGCCCCGGCCGATCATCTCGGCTTGCGCCACCAGCGTCTTGGCCGCCCCTTCCTGCGTGGGATGCTGCTGGATAATCGGCGCCGCCCGCAGGTTGTCCGGCAAGCCCGAGCGCCAATCCAGCAAGTTGCCGGAGCCGCCCTCATCCAGCAGGGTGGCCCGGCCCCCGTCTGCCGGAGCGGTGCTCCCGCCCCCCTGGCTGGGAGCCTCACTCCCGGAGGCCGTTCCACTGCTCACCGCTGCCCCGCCTACCTCGTCCGCCATCCGTCCATTCCTTCCGCAAAGCACCGGCGCCAGGGCACACAGTCAGGGGATAAAAAAAGGGCCTACCGCCCGTGCACGGTAGGCCCTATGGCTGTGCGCCGCTCCCGCACTGGCCAGTGCGGGTGACGCCGATATGTGATTGTATGACTACGCCTGTCCAGCCAGGCGCTTACGCAAATAAGTCCTTATAGAGGTCTGGATCGAGCGCCTTGGGAGTCGCCCCTTGAATATGCATCGCTTTCTCAACCGCCTTGGCATGACTGAGCGCCGCCATGGCGCCAAACACGCTCAGATACGCCAGATGGCGGTACTGGGTCCTATCGTCCAGGTCCGCCGGGTCCGCACACGAGAGCTTCTGCACCGTCCGCACGGCCAGCCGATGCGTCCGGCGCCGGGTCTGTTCCCCCACCGCCATAATGCCCAGACTGCCCAGACACTTCATGCCCTGCCCGGTGACGGCTGCAAAGACTTTTTGGTGTTCCCGCAACACGAGCCGCAACGCCGTCTGGAGCAAATCCCGACGCTTGCGTTGCACCTCCAACCCCGTCACCCGCTGCATTTCGGCATAGGACACCAGCTCCTCCTCGGCACACGCCGCCAGGCGATCCGCCAGCACACGCG